GCTCGTCTGGGCAGCAGCCGCGCCAAGAAACGGGCATTGGTGATTGAAGACAGCCTAGAAAAGCTGGCTACGCTGTATCTCAAGTGTATGCAGACCTATGACAACACCCATTTCAAGGATGTCAACGGTGTGCCGTTCATTGCAGAGCAGTTCACCAAAGATTTTGTGGTGAAAGTGGATGCACACAGTAACTCGCCCATCTTCATGGAAGATTTGCGCCAACTGGCTTTCAATCTGTTCAAAGCACAGGTCATTGACAAAGAATCTTTGCTTGACTTGCTAGAACCGCCCATGAAACAATTGTTGAAAGACAGGTTGAAGGTGATGGAGCAAAAGCAAGCGGAAAAAGCCGCCCAGCAGCCCCCACCAAAAGAAAAAGCACCCCCCAAGGAGCAATGATGGCAACAAGTGGCACACCCAAAAGCGGAGTAGTTCAACCCCGCGCTGACCAGCCAAGAGTTGGTACTCCTAACTTGCAAAAGCGAGAAGGAAGTCCTGGCTTGACATATCGCCAGACAGGGTATAAAACCAGCGGTGGGCGCAGTCAACGTGACTATGCTCGTAGTTAACTAACAGGAGTTCTCCATGTACAAAGCACACAAGCGCGGTCGTAAGACTCGCCGGTAAGTTTCCGCAAGGAAAAGGGTATGGCTGCTTCCCCTGTAAAGTAAGTGGCCGCCTTGATGAAGGAGCGCATTATGCGTAAAGGTCGTAAAGGACGTAAGTCTCGCAAGTAATCAAGGGTAAAACCTTGGTTGCCTAGAGCAGCGCATCATTGGCAGTTGGATGAGAAAACTAACTGCCACCCATTGACAAACCGTTTGTATGTGTTACAAACGCTAAAAGGAGTCAGTTATGAGTGTACCGGCAGATAAATTGATGGAGTTAATGCGAGGCAGTCGTTCTGCTGGCGCAGCAGCCCCCGTCCCTGCCCCCGAACCTGGTGCAATGCCTGGTGGCACACCTGGCGCAATGTCAGACGCCGAAACTCCCCCGATGTCCTCCCCTATGTCTACCCCAGAACCAAAGATGGGTAGCAAAGAGGCTGCAATGATTAATGTTGGCATGGCAATGGATTTGCTGGAGCAATCTTTACCTGCACTCGGTTCAGAATCTGAAGAAGGCCAAAAAGCATTGGCTGCTATCAAGTCTTTGACAGGCCTTATGGGGCCTCGCAAAAACAAAACCAATGAGTTGCAGCAATCAGAGATTCTGCAAATGCTGCAAACTCTACCTCAAGCTGGTGGCGCAAGCCCAGAGGGAAAAGCAATGGCAAGCGCGCCGATTCCTGGTATGCCTTCACCTGGCGCACCGCAACCAACCCCAATGTAAGGAGTCCATCATGGATTTGTTCAAGCCTCGTGGCGCAGCAGCACCTCGCCGTCCTACTGATAACAATCAGCAGCATGGTGTTATGGTCAACACCCCCCGTTTTTCTCAGCTTGGTGGTCTTAGCAACCCCGCTAAAGTTGGCAAAACCGGAATGCGTGTTGAGAAACCTGCTGACGGCAAAAAAGTAATTTAAGACATTAAGAGGGTAACACTATGTCACTTGAAAACGTATCTTTAGAAGCCCGTGACGAACTAGCTTCACTGTCCCAAATGCTGGCTGAGAATCCTGAGACTCGTAAAGAGTTCTTGCGGATGACCAAGAAGGTTAAACCTGACCTTCCCATTCCAGAGTTGGAGATGGAAGACTTTACGCGCAATGCTGTCAGCAAGTCAGAACAGCGTGTACAAGCCTTGGAAGCAAAGTTGCGCGAGCGTGATGCAATTGAAGAATTGCAGAAGCGCCGTAACGCACTGGTGAAAAAAGGTCTGATTTCTTCTGAAGAGGAAGTCAAGGACGTAGAGAAAATTATGCTGGAGCAAGGCATCACAAGCCATGAAACAGCAGCACAGTATCATGCGTGGATGAAGCAAGCCGCCATCCCTACTTCTTCTGGATACAACCCTTCACCTGTCAAACAGTTTGACTTGAACAAGTATTGGAAGAACCCTGTAGGCGCGGCTCGTGATGAAGCGGCACGGGCATTGAGTGATTTGCGTAAGCCCACTCGCCCAATCGGTTTGTAAAGAGGGTATTGTTTGTCTTTCGTGACGTAAGGAGGCCTTATGGCTATTGGCGGCGGCATCCTACCAGCTACAGGGTCGAATCAGTTTACTGAACTGACTTATGTAACGCGTAGAGCCTTTATTCCCAAGCTGGTTGTCCAGCTTTATAACTCGACACCTTTGTTGGCAGCACTGATTAGCAATAGTCAGCAAGCTAGTGGCGGTGTTTCTTCCATCACCGTGCCTGTGCAGGGCGCTCAATTTGTAAACGCTCAGTGGTCTGACTACAGCGGCTCTTTTGCCCAACCGTCAGTGCAACAAGGTGCTTACAACGCTGAGTTTGACTTGAAACTGATGATTTCTCCCGTGCCGTTCCTCGGTATGGAAGGCGCAGTTCAGCAAGACGCAGCAATCATCCCGTTGATTGAAGCTCGTATGAACGATGCTACCAACGTGATGATGGACGCAATGGCTACAGCCTTGTACAACAACACCACTAACACCCAACAGTTCATTGGACTGCCTGGTGCTGTGGATGACGGTACAACCATGCAGACCTACGGCAACATTAACCGTAGCACCTACACATGGTGGCAGTCTAAGGTTTACAACGCAGGTAACGTAAACCCCACCCGTCAAAACATTCTCCAATACATCTCCGGTACAGTGAAAAAAGGCGCAGAGATGCCTTCTTTCGGTGTGTGCGGCTTTGGTACTTGGACTCTGTTGGCTCAAGACTTTGTTGGTCAAGAGCAATACGTCATCACCCCAGGTTCTGGTTTTGATGGCGACAACAACGGCCCTCAAGCAGCTTTCCGCGCTTTGATGGTTGCCGGTGTGCCAATCTATCCTGACCCTTATTGCCCAGAAGGTACGGTTTACTTCCTCAACACCAACTACCTGTCGCTCTACATCCATGAGCAAGGTTCGTTCGTGTTTACCGGATTTGAATCTACTCTGCCCAACTGGCAAATTGGTTATGTCGGTGCGGTTTTGATGATTGCCGAGTTGGTGAACGTCAAGCCCAAGTCGATGACCAAGGTGACAGGTTACAACTATCTCTCGCTGTAAGGAGCATAGAACATGTCATTGTCTCTAAATAAAATCCTGCTGGCTAACGCATCGACCAACACGGCTGGTGCGTATCTGCAAGGTGTCACCATCAGCAGCATTGGTATCGGTAACGCTACCTTGATGAACGCTGGTACATCGTCCGCTCAGTTTGTCCCCGCTGGTGCATACATTCTTCCTCAAACCACGAACAACGTGACCATTGAGGTGAACGCATACACCGCTGCAAATGCAAACGCTTGGACAACGTACATTGCTGCTAACACTGGCGGTACTATCATCTCTGACGGCTGGAACGTGCGTGCAAACGCAACCACCGGCACTCAGTCGTTGACCTTGTACACCTCCAACGGCGGCAACAACGCGCCTGGTACTTACACAAGCTAAGGAGTAAGCATGTCCAGCGCAGATTCAGTTGCACAAAATACAGCCGCTAACTTTGGCAACTATGCCATTGGTACGGCTACTGGCGTGTCGTTGAACGCTACTGGTAATGCTGTTGTCGCTATCCCAATTCTTAGCGGCGGTCTCACCGCTGGTGTAGCCGCTAATAGTTCGGGTCAAGTAATTGTGAGGCGTGTTACGGTGCAGAACCCTAGTGGTTCTGTAGCTACCGCCAACGTGTCAATCCTGACTACCAATGATGGAAACGCCAGTAATGCGGTTGTTTCCACCACTCAGTTGTCTAACCTGACTACGGCAAGCAATTACCAAGATTTGACAATCGCATCTCCGTATAGCACTACGACAACATTGAACGGCTTTACAGTCCAAGCCTTGTTTGTAAAAGTTACAACGGCTGTTGCTAACGCAACCGTAGACATTCGCGTCTATGGTGACACTGTGAGTTTTTAATGGAAACAGTTATCGTAACCAACAAGACCGACATTGCACTCACTGATGGGTACAACGGCGTGTTCTATGAATTTCTTAGGGGTAAACCCGTAGAAGTTCCTGTGCATGTTGCAAAGCATGTGTTTGGTTACGGTGATGAAAACAAGGAACCGTATCTGGCTCGCTTGGGCTGGATACGTTCTCACTCGGATTTAGATTCTGGGATTGAACGGTTGAACAAGTTTGAAATAACTACTCAGCCAGCCCAACAAGACCGCTCCCTACCCTCGGCGGTTAGCGTAGTACCTCTGCGTGTTGAAAAACACGCGGGGGGAAAAGTTAATCAGAGGGCAGCATAAAATGGAAGCCACATGGCAACACTTTCTTCCTATATCACGGAAGTCCGGCGGCTTTTGCACGATGCTAACGGGAACTTCTGGTCTGACGCTGAGTTAACGGACTACATCAACGAGGCCCGTCAGCGTGTAGTCAGGGATACTGGTTGCCTTCGCACGTTACAAATCACCCAAACACCTTTGTCTACGACAGGGGTAGTAGCAATTCCTTGGTCTGCCAACTTAGCTGTAACAGCAGGGCAGTTCATCTTCTCCAACATCTTCATCTACCAGGTGATAAGTAGCGGCACAACCGCCTCTACTCCCCCGCCATACCCCACCTCTGGTAGTACGTTCCCCCCGTCCACCCCGTTCACGGACGGTACGGCAACGCTGCAATACTCTAGCAATGCGGAAATCATTACCTATGCGGCAATGCCTAACGCTCAGTACACGCTAGACATCGTTAACGTCAACCTGTATTGGGGCAACAGCCGGATTCCGCTGCGCTACCTGCCTTGGTCAAACTTCAATGCTCAGTTGCGCTACTGGCAGAACTACGTTGGTAGACCAATTTGCTACAGCGTCTACGGTCAGGGGCAGATTTACATCTCTCCAGTGCCAGACCAGTCGTATTACATCGAACTGGATACGGTCATCATGCCCACGGCGCTGCTCACGTCAGACCCAAGTGTGCCTGACTCTATTGTTGCGCCTTACACCACACCAGTTGCCTTCTATGCGGCCTACAAAGCCAAGTACAAAGAACAAAGCTACGGTGAGGCTGAGATTTACAAGCAAGAGTACGGCAAGCATGTCAATGCGGTGCTGAACTCTGTGTTTACACGGCGTATTCCCGACCCCTACTCTTCAGCGTACTAATCATGGCAGCGGCAGAACAAAAAAAGTCCTATGCTGTCGTTAAAAACTTCACTAGCCTAAACACCAAGGCTAACAGGACGGCAATCAAAGAAGATGAATTTGCATGGATTGAGAATGCCATGCCGATTGGTCACGGCAACATCAAAATTACGCCGGTACAGAGCAGCATCAAAGACATCAGCAACAACGCCATAGCGTTTGCCAACAATGTCAGCTACCTGACCTCTGCCAACATCAACATCAACGACTTTGTTCTTGCGTTTGAGAGCAACGGCAGCGCCCAGTACGTCAAGCTAGACACCAGCGGCACAGGAAACATTGGAAACGTAGCCACAGCGGGAACATTCTCTGCTTCTGGCATCTCTGTTGCCCAGTACAAGAACCAGCGCGTCATCATTGGAGACACTGACAAGGGTTTGTTTACCTGGGATGGCGCAAACCTGTCCAGCATTGGCTCTGTAGGTCTTATAGGCATCAGAAATGCGGGTAATGGCTATGTCACTACCCCCAGCGTCACTCTGTCTGCCCCGCAAGAGTTAACAGGCAACGTACAGGCAACGGCTGTAGCCACTATCAGCAACGTAGCTGGTAGCAATGTCATCACCAGCATCACGCTGACAAACGCAGGTCAAGGGTACACATCCCCACCAACCGTCACTGTTGCTGGCGGCAATGCCACTGTGAACGCTACTGCGGTGGCCTCCCTGATTACGTTCAAGACCGGAACTGTGTCGGTGGTGATGAACACGTTTGGCACGGGCTACACCAACTCCTCTAACGTCACGGTGACTATTGGTGACGGTACAGGCTGGACAACCAGAGCCACAGGCAACGCCATTGTCAACGGCGGTCAGATTACCCAGGTCATCATGTCCAACGCAGGGGCTGGTTACACCGCCAGTTCCAACGTGACGGTTGTATTCTCTGACAGCAGTTCTCCTGCGGGGTCAGGCGCAACCGCCAGCGGCATTGTGAACACCGACCCTATTGTGGACGTTGCTACATTTTCTGGACGGACATGGGTGGCGGCTGGACGTACGGTGTACTACTCTGCTGCGGGAAGCTACAGCGACTTTACGTCTGTCTCTGCGGGTTCTTTTACTCTGACAGACTCTACGCTGCACGGCAACATCCAAGGATTGCTGTCTGCCAACAACTTCTTGTATGTGTTTGGTGATGACAGCATCAACGTGTTCTCAGACTTGCGTGTGACCACCTCCGGCGCAACCTTGTTCACCAACACAAACGTCAGCGCCAGCGTAGGTACTAAGCGCATCTACTCCATCTTTCCGTACTTCCGGTCTGTGTTGTTTATGAACGACTACGGTATGTACGCGCTTGTCGGTTCTACTACCAGCAAGATTTCAGACCAGCTAGACGGCATCTTCCCCTATATCGACTTTACCAAGCCGGTGTCTGGTGGACAGGTGCTGCTGAACAACATCCTGTGCGCTGCCTTCTCTTTCACTTACAACGACCCTCTGTCTTCAGCCCGACAGATTCAGTGCGTGTTCTTTGAGAAGAAGTGGTTTGTCACCAGCCAGGGAAGTCTGACGTACATCACATCTGTCCCGCTGTCAGGCCTTATCAACCTGTACGGCACTACCGGCACAGACTTGTACCGTTTGTACGGCAGCACCACCGGCAATGTGTCCAGCACCATCCGCACGGCTCTGATGCCTATGGGCGACCCCATACGCACAAAACAGGCACTGAAGTTTGGCATTGAAGCTACGTTGACAAACGCAGCAACTTTGAACGTCACGGTGGACAGTGAAGCAGGTTCTAGCCCTGTCTACACACTAGACAATTCTGTGCTTTGGTATAACAATTCGTTAGCAACAATACCCTGGAAAAACAACAGCAACACCATTATTGGGTGGCTGACTTCTAACGGATATGCGCTGTACAAGAGTGACGCGCAGCAGTACGGCAAGTATTTAGGTTTGACAATCACCAGTAACAACGCTGGGTTTGTCTACAACACGTTTGAGTTTGAACACGAATTACGAGTGAGGTTCTAATATGGCAGTCCCCTATACCTTTGGTACGGCAACATCTTCTATCCCGTTGTCGCAGCTTGACAGCAACTTCTCTACTGCAATTACGCTGGGCAACACCGCCATCCAGCTAGGCAACACTGCCACTACGCTCAACAACATGACGTTGGCTAACGTCACCATTGCCAGCGGTAACGTAACGCTGACAAACGTGACTGTCACTACCGCCAACGTGACCACAGCAAACATTACAACCGCTGTGATTGTGAACGACAACGTGACCAACCTTGTTGCTACCAGTGCAAACGTAACAACAGCCAATGTCACTACTGCCAACATCACCAACAACAATGTTTCTGGTTCTGAAACTCTGTCTGGCGGCACTGCCAACGGCGTTGCATACCTCAATGGCTCTAAGGTGGTAACGACTGGTAGCGCGCTGACGTTTGACGGGACTGGTAATTTCTTTTTGACTGCTGCTAGTGGCGGTTCTGAAATTCGTTCCTATTCTTCAGCCGCATCTACTACCGCCGCATTGTCTATGCGGAATCCAGACAGATACT